CTGATGAATTTTTTCATCAGGATATGGGAGAGAAGTTCTCCCTGCCCCCTGAAAAGGAGGCCCTGGGCCTGAAAAGGTCCAAACCGAGTAAGCCATCTAAGGCTGCTCGGAGTGCTCGACGAACGGTAAAATTTGCCTGTTCGAACGGCAGTACGGCTGTTCCCGTATGGGGACCAGTCGAGAAAGTTGGGGAGGCGTTCGTTACGCCCCCTCAGAGGACCATACAGGTTCCAACTCATTATGGTGAGAGTAATTATTACTCAACCCATGTGGGATTGGGACGGGGGAAGCTTTCCCCTCTGTTTTCCGAGCCTGTGGAGCTTCTTGCGAATAGCAGGAGTTTCTACTGGCTGGTTAACACTGTAAAAGGCACTGGTCAGCTGATTGATTTTCAGTCAGCTGCCGTGCCGGGTCTTTCCAAAGTTCAGTGTCTCGCGATCTCTGCGGAGGATATCCGTAGGGTTGTTGAGAGCATCCGTCGGGCTGGCACTAGCAAAGATGCTACTGTCAACCAAAAACGGTTGTTGAAGCGGGTGGCAATATATTACCGCCAGCTTCAAACTCTGAGCTTTCTTCGGGCCACTTGGGACGCCTTATTATTAGGCTACCAGGAGATCCGGAGGGTCTGTTCAAGACGGGGTAGGGTTTGGTACCTAAACTCAAACACTATCAGATCAGTTGAACGTTTCAAGCTCTCATTAATAATGGAGCCTGAAGCTGCCGCCCAGAGACTAAAGTCCCTGGCTGCTGCAGCCCGGAAGTGGTATTTTGATGGAAAAATCCCTCAAGACCACCTCTGGCGTTCCTGTCCTGAGAAGTGGATGGGGCTCACATTTTCATATGTGGGCCGGTCCTTACCTGCTCCTATGAGGGATGCGGGGTTCTCGGCCTTAAAAGACCGATTAACTTCCGAACCTCCTGCTGAATTGACAGGCTGGAGACCGTGGGTCAAAGAATATTTGACCCGCATACGGAGTCCTGTAGCTGCTGATCTGCGTACACAACCTAGTGGTCATGCAGCGATCGGCTACACGCGGAGCATGGGAGGTCACTCGACGGCAATTCAAGATTTGACTTGCATCGGCTACCTCCTCGAGCAAGGTATAACGCCTGAGGGCGTATATACCCCTCGGTTTGGTGATAACTATACCAGCCGGAATGAATTTACATCGGCCCCTTTCAGCAAAAATCGTTTTGGTGAAAAGGGAAAACCGATTAATTCGCCGGAAGAGTTTCCCTACTCTAGCTTAGAAGCTATGGCAGAGAGCTCTGGTAAGCACCAAGATGCTCTAATTAGAGGTACCCTGTGGGTAATGGATCATGTGCCGGTTTTACCGGTGCTTCCAATTGAAGCAGGAGAAAAGGGCCTTAAGACCCGATTTCCCACATGTGCATTAACTGCAGGTAACCTCATTCAGCAAATCCTACGGAGGGCCATTGATCATATTATGATCAAGGACCCCAGGATGTCTAACGCCTGTGGCGGTGACATTCCTCCGGTTATTCCCGGTCGTGGGCCGTACTATACCCAGGATATGAGTAATGCTACGGACCTCCATCCGTTCTGGTTAACCAGGACGGTATATGAGGAGTTGGCTGAAGTTGACCATCGGCTTCAGAAGTATGTCAAGTATTTTGACTTACTCTTTGGCCCTAAATTACTGCTGCTCAAGCCTCTTGAGCATGCAGTCTCCGTTGGTCCCGGAGTGGAGGATGTGGAGCTTTTTGATTTTTCTGAAGCCCCGCGAATTCCGACTGAACTTAACTTTACTTCCCCCGATTGGGTGGAAGAAAGGATAGTAAGGTCGCCATTCATCCCTCGCCGACTTGTTGGTCTGGCGAAAGGATACCTCCGGGATTACCTTGATTGGCTCAGTCTGGTCACTAACCCCATATATGGGGTTATGACCACAACTGGTGCCATGATGGGTGATCCAACATCGTTTCCGTTAATGCCACTAATGTCAGCCTATTGTGCTGAGTTAGCGGGGTTCCCTCATAATGAGGGAGCACTGACGGGTGACGATGCCTTTTATGGAAAGGCGTACTCACGACGAGTAGCCAGGTATGAGGCAACAATGCCATTACTCGGAGGAACAATTTCCCCCGAGAAGACATTTGTCCACTTAAGAAAGGCGTTATTTACGGAAAATCCGTATTACGATGGTCTGGTTCAGCACCATACCACCCTTTCTAATTGGGTTGCTCCGCCTGGCGGCTCGAAGGGTCAAGTTAACTGGGTAACCCAGGTCTTGACTATAGGCCAGCAGAATGTCAACCAAGGGGTTGACAGAAAAGCTGGTCTTTGGTACTTCTCGCCATATTGGCAAATGCATAAGGCTGCGTTCCTTATGGGTCTTCCCATAGGAGCGCCCCCAGAATTGGGGGGGGTTGGACACCCCAGGTTTCCTTGTGCAAGTGTAACCGATCACTTCAGGTGGTTGACTTACCTTTCGGGCCTGTCCAAGGAACAATTAGTTTCCGGGACTGGCCTGACGCTTGTGGCGTCACCTCATCAATTGATGAGGAAGAAAGGTGCCGACCATGTGATGGCTCAGATCAATCAGGGCACTGCAGAATTGCAGATGCTTGAGGCGTACTGCCGGGAATACCCGTCAGAGGCCGCTGATATTGAGCTGCCACAACCTGTGGTCTTTGGTTCCAATTACGATTCGTCTGGCCGTGTCCGCCCTACTCTAGTAGAGGCGTGTGACAAGGCAGCCGGCTCGTTAATCTCGTGGGAGTTCTATTTCAGATCTCCTGTTATCGTGGATAGGGCGCCCTCCATTAGGAAGGCGGTCTCGCGTTTCAGACACCGTGTGTCGAAATGCCCCCCGATCTCAGGGTCGTATAGAAACGTCCACCTGGAACTGCAGCGCAAGCGAATTGCTTACGTTGCACCTTCCCTCATAGTTCGAGGCCGCCGCAAATGCTACGGTCTAGAACAAACTGGTATTGCCAGGCCAATAGCTAAACGCCATTGGATTCCTGGCCGCCAGTTATGGGGGTAAGGACCCCTTTGGAAGAGGACCCGCCAAAAAGAG